ATCAGTGGGATGCAGATGCGATGGCGAGAGTGGAGCTGTTGCAGGTTTGGTTTGGCTGGAGAGCCCCTAGCTCCGTTGAAAGCTAGGGGCAACTGGGCTAGGTCAGAAGGGCTGAGGGCGGAAGGGATCTCCTCCGGTCAGAAGCACGTTGAGATCAAAGCCCTTCTCAACCACGGCCTCCCAGGCGTCCGCGATCTTCTTATCCATGGCGGGTGTGCGGCGCTTACCGGGCATAGGCAGCACCTGATACCGCTTATCGCGTCCAGACCCTGTGGCGCTGATCACGAAGTCGTACAGGTGGACCTCTGCCTCCACCTCTTCATCACCCAGGGCACCGATTAGAGGGGTGGCCAGGGACTGCTGGCTGAATTGAAAGATCTGGACAGCCTCAGCCTCATACGACCACACCGCGAAGGCAAAGAAGGGCCGTGCAACGGCATCACCGGCAACAGCACCCTGCTCGGTGGCGCGGGTGGCCAGATCAGCTGCAGAGGGCTCCTCGGTGAAGCGCAGGGGGATGCGCTTGGAACCGTCGCGGCTGTCGCACCAGGCTTCCCAGCCGGCCACAGAGTCATCACCGAGGAAGGTGATACGGCACTTATCACCCTCGCCGATGGTGCTGGGGTTCAGGTAGTTGCCGGTGCTGGAGCCGCCAGACTTGCGGGCCTCGTAGGCCGACTTAACAGATGCAGAAAGGATGGGCATGAGCCGGTGGGGTCAGGGGGCCGCGGTGGCCTTGGGACCTACTTAATTTACAGCCGTAGGTCCTATCTGGCAAGCAACTCAGCTCTGATTGCGTTGAGGCTGAGCTTCTGCACCACGGCCCAGCGGACGATGATCTCCACCACCTCGCTGCGGTTGCCACTGGAGGCCATGGCCATGTCGCTGGTGAGTTCCCACGCCTCATCAGACAGAGACAGGGTGCGCTGGCGCTTGGGTGAGTCCCAGTGGCTGGTGCGCTGCAGCCCACCGATGGGGCGGGCAGTGATTGCTTGACTCATCCGAACAGCTAAGTAGATAGGTTGACTCTAGCGCAATCGCCCAATCACTCCAGCACCGGGGCGATGGCCAGGCTCCACAGCTCATCGGCAGTCAGGACGGTGGCGCTGGCCAGGGCCGGTAGCTCTGCCACCAGCTGATCCCCGTTGACCGTCTGACCCATGAGCAGTGGCTCGAGGATGGGGCAGCGGCGGCGCAGCTCGGGCAGCTCCTCCATCCAGTCGATCCCCTGCTTCGCCAGGGCCAGGCGCAGATACTTGCCGGTGGCCTTGGCAGCAGCGGCCTCGTGGCTGGTGGGGATGTGGTGGGCCGTGTCCACCCGTAGATCCACCAGACCCATGTAAGCCGCCACCACGTCCAGCGGTCCCATGGGGGCACCCTCAGGGTTCCGCAGCAGCACCTTGTCCTTCCAGAAGCGCTCCAGAATTCCGGGGCAGGTAGGTCCCTCCCCCAGGCCCTTCACACCCTGGCTACGGGCGATGGCCAAGTTCAGTTCCCCGATGGCCAGCAGCAGCTTCGGGCTAGGGTCCCTGAGGCTTCCATTCGAGAACCCAGCAACCTGGCTGCTGTGGATGGCACGGCACTTCAGGGTCTCGGCGGCCAGCTTGATCAGGGCTGGTTGGGTCCACTGTCTGGCCCAGACCCTCCAGGTGGACTGCCACTGCTGACGCCCGAAGGCGATGCATTCGTCGATAGAGCGCTCCTGGCCGGGGGCGACGGGATCCGCATTAACGAACGTGGGCATGAGTTGCTCTGCGATGGGATAAGGGAGCTTTGGACTCCTACCTCCATAGCTAGCACTGTCCGGGGCAACTGGGTGCGGGTGCTGCAGATCAGCACCGCCAAAAGGAGAAGGGGACAAAAAGGCACCTACCCCTTCACCCCCCTAAACCCCAGTCGTAGAGGGGGGTCTAAAGGAAAAGGTGAATAAGGGGAAACTTTCTCTCTCTTCTTACTTCCCTCTCTCCTCCCACCCACCTACCTCCTACCCACACCCTCTAAAAACGACCCTTTCACCTTTTCCTTTTCCTCTTTCCTCCAGATCCACTGCCTCCCAAGGGATCTCAGCGATTGCACCCTCTCCACAAACGGTGATTACCTTCACCCATTCACCTTTTCCCTGGCCCCCAGGCACGAAAAAGCGCTGCCAGGACCCCCAGCAGCGCTCTCAGTTGCTCCTATGCAAGCAACTGAGCTAGGTCAGCTGCCACCACGTCTGATTGATCCTTGGGGCCTCCAGCATCCTCCCCAGCCCGTACTCCTTCACCAGCGACTCCAGCATCTGCTTCCGCTCCCTCGGCCCCTCGCCCCACTTCCGCAGCTTCAGGTCCCGTGCCGTCACCTTCCGGTCATCCCGGCTCTGCGCCAGCTCCACCACCTTCACTACCCAGCTCGGCAGATCCTCGTTACCGCCCACCTGGGGGGCCAGCACGTCGAACTGGTTGATGAAGAACTGGGCCATGGTCAGTGCCCGCTGCATCGTCTCAGCACTGATCACTTTGTCGATGTTGTTCATGATGCCGCCGACCTTGGGATCCTTGATGCACATGGCGTAATCCAGTGCATGAAGGAAGCCGGCAAACCGCACCGCATACCCGCGGATCTTTCCCAGGAACGCTGACCGTGCTGCGTAGGTCTCGTTTGCCACCTTGCTCCAGTGATCCGCCCGCTCCGCAAACAACTCCCATGCTTCTGGCGAAAGTCGCACCGTCACCTTGCCCGTGATGGTGTCCAACGCCCTGTAGATGGTCTCCAGCTCGTCGCTGATGTCACTCTCATCGAGGTTCATCTTCGGGAAGGGGTTGCACGGTACACACCACAGGAACCGGGCCCAGAACCCGTCACCACTCTTCGCAGCAGCATCCTCACCGTGCAGCAGCTCCATCAATTTGTCCTGCTGCACCGCTCCAAACAAACTCACCGCGGTCTCGGGAATGAAGATCGGATCATGCCCCTTCCGAAGGATGTTGATCTCCTGCCCCGACCACATCGAAAGCCAGTGGCCCCGGTCCTTGCTCGGGCCACTGCGGCCCCGGTACGCATCGAGCGATGAGATGAACGTCACCAGCTCGTCGTGGTAGCTGACGATTCCCGGCGTGTGCTCGTTGTCGAGCGCGGCACAAAGACCTTCCAGCGTTGCGTCACCCGCCACCCGTTTCCTGGGCAACTGAATGGCGGCCCCCCGCTCCTCACGGTCTTGGGCCTTCCATGCCGCCAGGTCTGCTTTGTACTTTTTCTGAGCCTCTAAGTCCTGTCGAAGCAGGGGCTTCAGGCACTGCTGAGCCACTGGCGTTTTCAATGTGCTGGCCGCCCCGACTGATCCGAGCCAGAAGACCATGGGTTCCGTCCACCCCTTCTTTACCTCCACCTGATACCGGGTACCCAGAACCGAGGCCGCTGCCGCTAGGAACGGTGGAAGCATGGCGATCTCAGCGACCGGAAATGCCTGCGCCCGATCGCTAAGCAACGCTGCGACCGTGGGGTTAAGTGCATCGGCCAAGGTGAATTGCGAAGCACGAGCTTCGATCCATTCTGCTACCCGCTGCTTTCGCAGCTGCCTGTTCTCTTCCGCCTCTTCGGGGTCCTCCTCCCTGACATTCTTAGATTTGGTGATCTTCCAGGGGCGCACCCAGCCGTTGAACTCCGCACTGTCGAACAGGTGGAAGATCGTGACGCGGCAAATGCTGTCCCGGTCGTCACTGTTCTCCTCGATCTTGTGGGCTTCGGCAACGATGTCCCAGTTCGCCTGACCCCAGGCCGCCTGATGAGCGCACTGCAGGGCATCGTTCACCCCGTAGGCATTCACCACGGCCGCCAGGAGCTTGAAAGCGCTGGGGTAGGTGCCGCTGCCTGCGACCCCCCGATCTACGCACCAGGGCAGCGCCGCTGCCACCAGCTCCAGCTGCCGCGTCCTGGAGTAATCGCGGAACGATCCCACCTCCGGCTTGTGGATCAGGTCGTTCTCCACCTGCAACTGGCGGAACAGCTTGTGCTCATCGCTGTCCCATTCGGGCAGTGCCTTCAGGGTCTCGACGGCCCCTCGGCCCGCTACCTCGCTAATTACTTTGGGGACCTGGGGTGCGGGCGAGTGGAACTGGCGCACCGCCTCAAGCAGAGCGGCGGAAGGCATCGAATCCTCGCCGGTCAGATTCCACATCTGCTCGTAGCTGTACCGCTGCCCTCCGGCTGACACCACACGGGACATTTGCCCTGTGGATGGGTGTATGCCACCGGCCAGCCGCAGAATCCGGGCGGGGTTGCACAGCGCCGTATCAATGTCCGCGGTGGGGAGAGCCTGCTGGACGTGGCGAAACAGGCGCTTCTGGGCCCTACGGAACTCAGTTGGGGTACAGGGCTCCTCAAGAAGCCAGTAGTGGTGAACGCTCTTGCCCCCGGTCCACACCTGGAGCGAGGGACGGGGCAGGCCAGCGCTCTCCCACTGGGCCTCTTTCTCCTCCATCGTGCTCTGGTCGCTGTCGTCCTCGAAGAACAGCGCCCGGCACCAGGCAATCTCCCGATCCTTTGTGCCACCTGGGTTTTGGATGAACCCGAGGCTGAAACCGGGGTGGCTGGCCAGCTGCCGCTCCACCTGTTCGGGCTCCCACTGGCTGCCTGGGCTCACCTCGATGTATGTGCAACCGGCCTTTCCCTTTCGATCTTTCGGCGGGAACAGGGCCAGCAGAAGCCGGTCATCTGCACCGATTCCAAGGGTGGCGACGTGGGTTGCCGCCTGCTGCCAGTCGATCATGGGTGTGGGTAAAGCGGGCCTAGCTTAGTTGGGTTGTCAAGAGGCGTAAGAGTTGCTACGGTCTTGCCGTTGACCTTGCGCCGCCGTGACGACCCTCAAGAAACAACGGATTCAGGCTTACCTGGAGCCTGAGCTGGCTGAACAGATCCGCCAACGGGCAGAGGCCGGCCACCGCCCAGAGTCCTGGGAGATGGAGCGCCTGATTCGCCTCGGTCTTCAAGCTACAGAGGCCGCCGAGCAGGGACCAGCGGCATGATGACGCTGAAGGCGATTGATACGGCCTACAAGGGCTACCTATTCCGCAGCCGACTCGAAGCCCGGTGGGCCGTGTTCTTTGATGCTTTGAACCTGAAGTGGGAATACGAGGTCGAGGGGTTTGATCTCGATGGAGTCTGGTATCTCCCCGATTTCGAGGTGGCGCGTTCCGATGGGAGCACTTTATGGGTAGAGATCAAGCCATTTCGCCACGACGATGACCAAAAGTTCTCGGCGTTTGCGCGGACCCTAAGAGCACCCGACAAGGCTGTGCTGTTTGACGGAACGCCATACGAGTACGCCGAGCACTGGGGCCCTCACTATCTACAGGATGCCCTGCGGTTGCTTCCGCCGGTCACACGCGGCCTGGCCCGGGGCCTCCCAGGTGTCTCGGAAAAGCGCTTGCACACCATGATTGAAAAGGCTGCCCAGGTAGCGCAGCGGGCCCGCTTCGAGCATGGAGCTTGCGGATGAACCGCGCCCTGCAGCTCGACGCCGAGTTTGACCGCTTCATCTCGGAGAACCCGCATATCTGGGAGCACTTCAGGCTCCTCGCCGTGAAAATCAAGGCCCGCGGTCACGACCGCTGGGGGGCCAAGGGACTGTTTGAGGTGCTGCGCTGGGAGCTGGCCCTGGCCACCAACGCCGAGGCCGGTAAGCCCCGACTCAATAACAACTACACCAGCCGTTTCGCCCGGAAGCTGCTGCAGGACCCCGAGTTCGCTGGGTTCTTCGAGCTGCGCCAGCTCAAAGGTGGCGAGCCTGAGTGACCTGGCTCAGTTGCTTGCTAGTGACGCAGCTAGGTGTTAACCTTGTCCCGTGGCCGCTCCTGGCCTGTTCGACGTGGGTAGAGGGGGTCGGTGCCACGACCCCTTTCTCTCAGTCCCCGGTTCCATCGCATCCGATCCAATGCTCCACCGCATGAATATCCTCGGCTTCGCCTTCGGGATTGCACTCGCAATGTGCGCCATCAACTACGGCACACAGCACCCGACCGACGACCTACCCCACGTCAGCGTCTCTCGTTCCAACTGAACTGAGTTCCTATGTCATCTCATCCCAGTGAGCTGGCTGAGCAGGTGATTCGCTTCGCCGCGATCCACCGGCCTCAACAGCTGAAAACGAAACTCCTCGTTGTCCTCGGCGCCTTTCTGCTGCAACACGAGGCCCTGCTTAAAGAGTGTGCCGGTGAAGTGCAGCGCATGATCGAGTGCGGCTGTGATGGCTGCGTCGAGAGCGCCGCCTTTGCCATCAGCAGCCACGCCAGCATCCACTCCGATCTGCGCCAGCTCTCCATCGCCTACGACCTGATCACCGAGGTCTGCGCCGAGTTCGACAAGCCTGAGAAGGAAGCCTTCGACCAGGCCGCAGACTCCCTGCGGGAGAGGATGATTCACAACTGCGCCGGTGACGACACCGACGTGGCCCGCGCCAGCCTTGAGCGCCTTCTATCGCATCCCACTGAATCGGATACCAATGAGCAGGTTTGACCCCGACGTGCCGCCGCAGGAATCAAAGGAGCGGTGGCTTAATTCGTTCCTCCTGGGCCGTGATGTCGAGCTGCAGGAGCTGTATGAGCTGCCCACCCGTGAGCTGGACCTGATTCGCGCCGAGGCTCTCACTGTGATGTCGGATCCCGAGACCCGCCGCATCAAGTACCTCTTTGCCAGCTATTTCGAGAAGCTGGCCCAGATCATCACCGACCGACGCATTGCCGAAGAACGCGATCAATGACAGTCAGCACCCCCGTCTACCGCAAGCTCGGCCTGTCGATCACCGAGCACTTCCACCGCCTGGGCAAGACCTTCGCCGCTGACACCGAGACCGCCCTGGCCCCTGACGCTTTCCGGGGCGTTGGCTTTGTGCGCCTGTTCCAAGCCTGGAGCGATACCCATTCGTTCTGGTTTGACCTAGCTGAGTTCGGTGAGCCCGAGTGGGCCGAGTTGCGCTTCAACCTGGAGCGCAGTGATCTCACGGTCATCTTCCAGAACGCTGCTTTTGACCTGCGGGTTCTCCAGGGCTGCGACATTCACCTGCGTGGGCAGGTTCACGACACCATGCTGCTCAGCTGGTTGCTCGGGAACGGGACCCCCAATCACTCCAATGCGCTCGACGCCATTGCGCTGCGGCAGCTGAAAATCCCCCTGGATAAGAGCCTGCAGAAGCAGGATTGGATGAACGCTGAGCTGAACGACGACGACATGGCTTACGCCATGGCCGACGTGGAGGTGGTTTGGCTGGCGTTCCCCATGCTGCTTGCCCAGGTGTATGAGGACCGTTTGCAGGCGGCCTATGAGGTCGAGCTGAAAGCGATCCTGCCCACCATCCAAATGGAATCCACCGGGCTCCACATGGACCGGGCCCTGTTGGATGAGCAGGTGGCTGAGCTGATCGAAACCCGTGACAGCTCCCTGTATGAGTTCATCGGGATGCTCGACTCCGACCTGCAGGAGTACGACCACGAGGGCCTGCCCCGGCTGGCAGATGGCCAGATCAACCTGAACAAAGTCACCCGCGGCTCCGTCCGCCTGGGGACAAAGGTGTACGCCGGTTTCAACCCAGGCAGCAGCACCCAGATCCTCAAATACTTCAACGCCATCGACATCGATCCGCGTGACCCGACCGGCAAGCCCAGCGTCGATAAGAAGTTCCTGGCTGCCTTCGCCCACCGCAACGTGGTGAACATCTACCTGCAGTGGAAGCGGGCGGATAAGCACCTGCAGATGTGCAAGACCCTGATCGAAGCCCAGCAGGACGACGGCAGGATCTACGCCCGCTTCAATCAGACGGGCACGTTCACAGGTCGCTACAGCTCCTCCGGCCCCAACCTGCAGAACCTGCCCCGTGGTCCGATGCGCTACTGCTTCACCGCACCGGAAGGGCGGGCCATTGTCGATCTGGACTACAGCGGCATGGAACTGCGGGCCCTGTGCTCACCGGCAATCGCGGATGAGCCGACGATGCGTGAGGCATTCAATAGCGGGGCGGACATTCACCGGCGCACCGCGTCCCTGATGTTCGAGATCCCCGAGGAGGACATCACCGACGAAGAACGCCGGCAAGCTAAGGCCACAAACTTTGGCGCCGCATATGGCAGCGGTCCTGGTGGGCTAGTTGCGTACTTCCAGTCCCTGGGCCAGACGATCTCCCTGGCCGAGGGAGAGGCATTCCTCAAGGCATGGCTGGCGGCCTACCCCAACATCGCCAAGTGGCACCAGAACTGCCGCGAATGGGTGCAGGCCGGGGAGCCGGTGCGGATGGTTGATGGCCGCCGCCGCTGGCTGGTGGGTGAGGCCGCTAAGCACACAACCATGGCCAACAACATCTGCCAGGGCTCCTGTGCTTCTGCAATGAAGCTGGCTCTCTGCGCCATCTATGAGCGGATGCCTGCCATCGATCCCACGGCCCGCCTGGTGGGTGTAATCCACGACGAAGTGCTAGTCGAGTGCGATGAGAACTGCGCCGAGGAGGTGCTGGCCATGGCGAAAGAAGCCATGGTCGAGGCTGGTATCGACATCTTCGGAGACTCGATCCTGCTGGAAGCCGATGGTGGCGTGGGTGATTCCTGGGGAGCGGCGAAAGGCTGATGGCACGTTGTCCGACTCTTACCTGCCCCAATTGCGGCAGCCCCACCAGCCGCGTGGTCCTGGTGAAGCACGTTGATGACGACCACACCCTGCGCCGGAGGCACTGCCCCGAGTGCGATCACAGGTGGTACACCGCCCAGGGCCGCGAACAGTCGATCGAGACGTGGCGGGTTCACTGGACCGGCCGCAAGACCATCGAACTGCTGCCGGAGAACGAGGTCCAATGAGCACACACGTTTGGCACTGCCGCTTTCTGGAGCTGGCGCAACTCGTGAGCACCTGGAGCAAGGATCCATCAACCCGCGTTGGTGCGGTTGCCGTCCGCGATAAGCGGGTGCTGAGCACCGGGTACAACGGGCTGCCCCGCGGCGTGGCCGATCTATCTGAGCGACTCACTGACCGCAACACGAAACTGCTGATGACAAGTCACGCCGAGACAAACGTGATCGTTTCGGCAGCACACCATGGCGTTTCGTTGGACGGGGCCACCGTCTATGTGACGCTCTGGCCCTGTTCCTCCTGCGCAGCCCAGCTGATCAATGCTGGTGTTTCGCAGGTAGTCATCCCAGAGCAGCCCATCCCTGATCGATGGGCTCAGTCCTTCTCTCTGGCGATGACGATGTTCGCCGAAGCCGGCGTACAGCTGCTTCAAATCCCCAGTTCCAACTCATGAACGACCTGCACCCCATCGTCCAGCAAGCGGTTCAAGACCGCCTCGAAACCGCCTACCTACTGGCAGGGCGCAATGCCCCCGATCACCCGCTGCATTGCCTCTACACCGACCTGGCTGGTGAGCTTCAAGCAAAGGGGATCACGATCGATGACTGATGTAGTCAAGGAGCCAGAGCACTACCGCACCGGCGAGATCGAGTGCATCGACGCAATCCGCGCCGCCCTTGGGCCTGAAGGATTCACCGCCTACTGCCAGGGGAACGTCCTCAAATACGCCTGGCGCTGGCGATTTAAGGGGGGCGTGGAGGATTTGCGCAAGGCGCAGGTCTACTTGGAATGGATGATCGAGTCCGCTTCCTCGTAGACTAATCCTACCTACCTCAGTTGCTGTGGCCACGGATAGCCGAGCTGAAGTCATAAAG